CAGGATATAATGATACTGCGGTAATCAACGCATCGACATATAAAGTTCGTGTTATTCAGTCAGATGGTACTGGCATGACAACATTGATTCTGGAGAAGCAGTAATGTCTCATCTCAGAAAGCAAATCAGAGATCGCATCATTACGAATGTAACAAATTTGACCAGCACAGGATCGCGGGTTTATCAGACCAGATTGTATCCAGTCGCTTCAGTTTCGCTCCCGACATTGCTCGTCTACACGGTATCAGAAACCTCTGAACCAGAAACAATGTCACGACCAAGAAAGATTATTCGCCGGGTTGATTTTGCTCTTGAGGGCATGGTTAACGGGACAAGCGGATTAGACGATAGTTTGGACGCGATTGCCAAGGACGTTGAAGAAGCTATTCTAGCCGATCCTACTTGCAATGCTCTTGCAAAAGATACGGTTTTGACGGGAACGGAAATAGATTATAATGCGTCAGGCGAACAACCTGTTGGCTCGGTGAAGATGACGTTTCAGGTCACTTATCGAACAACTGAAACCGAATCTGAGTCACCAGCTTGAGGAGAAGACTAAATGGCTAACCATACAGGAAGTGAAGGCGTCATTCACAGCGGTACTAGTGCTGTTGCAGAAGTGCGTTCATGGACTCTTACAGAGACAGGCGACACTATCGAAGACAGCATCATGGGTGATTCATATCGGACTTATAAAGCTGGTATGAAGACTTGGACGGGATCGGTCGTCACCTTTTGGGATGAGACAGACACAAATGGTCAGTCAACTTTTACGATTGGTTCAAGCATCACAATTAAGTTTTATGCCGAAGGTGCAAGCACTGGCGATACCTATTACTATGGTTCTGGTCTTGTAACGAGCGTTGAACGGTCGGCGGCGTTTGATGGCATGGTTGAGGCAACATATTCGTTTCAAGGAACTGGTTCCTTGACGACTGGCACTGCGGCATAAGGACAATTTAACATGGCAAATCATACAGGTTCTGAAGGTGTCGTTAAGATCGGCACGAACACAATGGCAGAAATTAGATCGTTCACACTCACGGAAACGGGTGACACGATTGAAGATTCTGTTATGGGAGATTCCTATCGCACTTACAAAGCCGGAATGAAAAATTTCACTGGCTCTCTTGTGTGCTTTTGGGATGAAGCCGAATCGGCTCAGTCAGCATTAACTGTAGGTGCTGGAGTGACGTTAAATCTTTATCCTGAAGGAAACGCAGCCACTGATAAATACTTTACTGGCAGCGTTCTTGTCACTAGCATTGAGCGGTCTGCGGCATTTGACGGGATGGTTGAAGCCACATTCTCCTTCCAAGGCACAGGCACGTTAACATTATCAACAGTACCATAAGGGGAACAAATGAGTGTTATTGATCGGGCTAAAGCGCATTTTTCTGCAAAGGAAGTCAAAGTTATCGAAGTGCCTGAATGGGGCGACGAAGGTAAATCTTTGATGGTTTATTCAAAGCCAATGACGCTTGCCGAGAAAAAAAGACTCTTCAATTCATCAAAAGATACAGACATTGGTGTTTTGGTAGATGTTCTCATCTTGAAGTGCCGGGACGAAAAGGGCGATGCAATATTCACTTTGGAGCATAAGCGCGACTTGATGAATGCGGCTGACCCTGACGTGATTGGACGGGTGGCTAATCTGATACTGACTGAGCCGTCGGTTGATGATCACTTAAAAAACTAAAAGCCGACAACGAGAGATTTTGCATCATTGCTCTTGCTGATCGGCTGCACAAGACAATCTCAGAGATAGAGGAAATGTCTGTCTCTGAGTTTCACGAATGGATTGCATACTTAGAGTATCTGTCGGAAAGGTCAAAAAGTGGCAAGTGAAGTTCTCAAAATTGACCTTAAAGGCTCCGACAGTACTGGTGCGGCATTTGCGTCATTACAAAGAAGTATGTCAGGCATTTCAAAAAGTTTTTCAACTTTACAAAGCGTAGTTAAGGGCAGTCTTGGGTTGCTTGTTGCTGGGGGTATTGGCGAGGCAATCGGGTCTGTTCGTCAATATGCTGATGCTTGGACAGGCATGACTAACAAACTAAAATCAGGTGGATTAGATATTGCTCAAGCCGCGATTGCTCAACAAAAAATTATTGATATTGCATCAAGTTCAAGATCAACATTATCAGAAGTTGGCAATCTTTATGGGCGTATTGCCTTTGCAACTGAGAACCTTGGGACATCTCAAAGCGATGTGAGTAAAATGACAGAGACGCTATCAAAAGCGTTTAAACTGTCTGGGAAAACTGCTCTTGAAGCACAATCAGCAGTAACCCAATTTACGCAAGCACTTTCATCTGGCGTCTTGCAAGGCGACGAACTTAGATCGTTGCGTGAAAATGCTCCAGAAATTGCCAGAGCGATTGCGGATTCTTTTGGAGTGACGGTTGGTGCATTGAAAGAGTTAGGTGCGGAAGGCAAGTTAACTGCTGATAAAATTGTCCCTGCTATCTTAGATGCTAGTGAAAAAATTGACGCTAGATTTGCAACGACAAGAAAAACTTTTGAAGATTATGGAATTGCTATTTCTAATTACTTCCAAACAGCAATCGGTAGTATGCAAGAATTTTTACAGCAATCTGACGAGATGGTAGCCGCAGACGCAAATGTTAAAAAACAAAGCCAACAATTAGGTCTTGTACCAACACAACAAGATACAACGAATTTAGATATAGTTAAAAAGAAAACTGAAGACAATATTAGACTGCAAATACAATACTACGAAACTATAAAAAAATTAGAATATTCAATTTTATCTAGAGAAAAACCAATAGATTTTATGGGAATTAAAGTTACAGGAGAGAATCTAGAAACCGCAACAAGGATGAGCGACGCACTTGTGTTTTCTATTAGAGATGTTTTTTTTGAATTTAAACAAACAAAGCGAACATCTGACGATTTGTTGAAACTTGGTAGCACCATAAAAAACCTCGTAGAACAAGCTGGGTTAAAACCAGACGATAAACTTTTAGTTTATTTATTAGAATTAACAAGCACGGCAGCAGTTGCCTATCAGGCATTCACAGCATTACAAGGTACAATAGACAAAATTCAAGGCACAAAAGAAATGGGGATGAGTATGGGCGGCAAAACGCCTATTGTGCCAGAGTTTAAGCCATTAGAAATACGATCAAACAATTCCAAGCAAGCTATGGAAGAAATGGATGCTTTTCGCAAAAAATATTTTCTTAATAACCAATATTATATTAAGACGGCATCTGAGCAGGAAAAACTAGCTTTAGAACTAATAGCAGATGCAAAGAAAAACAATATTAAGTTAACGATTGATCAAGCTAGGGTTCAAGCAGAAGCAATCATTAAACAAAATGATGCGGGTAGTGCAGCAAAGAAATATGGCAATGATTTAGAAAAAACTGGCAATAAGGTTGAAAAGTTTTTGATTGGTCAACAGGCTCAAATTGATCAACTTAATCTTGAACGCGAAGCTATGAGTATGTCTACAGAGCAATTCAAAGTTCACTCTGAGCAAATAAAATATCAGGCTGAATTAAATAAACTGCTTGTTGGGAAATCACCTGAAATGGTTGCTGCGTTCAGAGCAGAGGCTGATGCTCTTCAGGAAAAGAAAATAGCCGCTATGGCTGCAAACGATGAATTTAAGAGATCATTTGAATACGGCATGATCAAGGGTATGGAGAATGTCCGAGACACAACATTGAATGTTGCTAGTGCAGTTGATTCTGCATGGACTAATGCGTTTAGCGGATTGGAAGATGCTTTAGTAAGTTTTGTAACCACAGGCAAGGCAGATTTTAAATCTCTTGCTAACTCAATCATCGCTGATCTGATACGGATCCAAATTAGATCAATGCTGGCTGGAATCTTTGGCGGCGGTAGCGGTTTTAATCTTGGATCATTGTTTGGCTTTGGTTCAACTGGAGGTTACTCTCCTCCTACGTTTGGCCCTAGAGCGGCTGGTGGCCCAGTCTCTGCGAACAGTCCGTACATCGTCGGTGAGAAAGGCCCAGAACTATTTATGCCCGGCAGTAGTGGCTCCATCGTTCCTAACAATGCTCTAGGTGGTAACTCAGGTGGTGGAGTAACTATTAACCAGACAATCAATATCTCTACAGGCGTTCAGCAGACAGTTCGTGCTGAGATTCAGCAGTTGTTGCCGCAAATCTCGAATGCCGCTAAGAATGCAGTTGTCGATGCAAAACGTCGAGGCGGCTCGTTCGCTATGGCATTCGGAGGCTAACCAATGGCGATATCTTATCCTCTGACATTCCCATCAACAGGCATTGCTCAGATTACAATGACGGCTCGCAACTCGGTTGCAATAACCAGTTCACCGTTTACATATCGTCAGCAAATTCAGAAAAATGTTGGATCAAGATGGGAAGCTACAATTACTCTGCCAGCATTAGTCAGAGCAGATGCAGATGGTTGGATAGCGTTCTTGATGTCTCTAGGCGGTCAGTACGGCACATTCACAATGGGTGATCCTGTGGCTGCAATTCCAAGAGGAGAGGCTTCTACAACACCCGGCACTCCTGTAGTGAACGGATCATCCCAATCTGGTGGCACGGTCGCTGTCGATGGCTTGCCAGCAAACGTGGCTAATTATTTACGAGCGGGTGATTACATTCAGCTAGGGTCAGGTGCGACCTCAAAACTTTACAAAGTTCTGGAAGACGTTTCATCGAATGCAAATTACGAGGCAAACATTTCAATTTGGCCTGATCTTAGATCATCACCAACAGATGGTGATACGGTTGTTGTTCAAAATGCAGTTGGTGTTTTTAGACTGAGTTCACCAGAAACGTCATTCAACATTGATACTGCATCAATCTACGGCATTTCCTTTGCAGCAGTAGAGGCGTTATGACCAGACCTATTTCAACAGGGTTTGATAGCGTTCTTCAGGGAGATGTTGTCCGACCAATTATACTTGTTGAAATGCTTTTTGATTCTGTGGATATTGTTGATCCAACTAGATCGCCGGCCGGGCCTATCAGGCTTTGGAATGGTCTTACTGATCTTGAGTATTCAGGCAATACCTATACAGGGGCGGGGTCGCTATTAAGCGTTTCGACAATAGAAGATACTGCCGATATTTCTGCAAGAGGTATAACTATTTCTTTGTCGGGAATTTCAGCGTCGATCATGTCTTTGGCTCTTGCAGAAAAATATCAAAATCGAACAGCTAATGTTTATTTTGGAATCATTGGAGTGCCTGATCTTCTGAAGACACAGGCAGGGGAATATATCGTTGATTTTGATTTGATAAATTTTGATGTGTCTGATTCTGATCGCAATGAGTATATACCAATTTTCACTGGTCTAATGGATCAAATGACGATTGCTGATGCTGGAGATACTTTGAATATTGGCTTAACGGTTGAATCCAGAATGATTGATCTAGAGCGACCAAGAATTTGGCGGTACACATCCGAAGATCAAAAACGAGTTTATCCAAATGACAAAGGCTTTGATTACGTCAATGATCTACAAACAAAAACAATTTTGTGGGGTCGTAAATAAACTTCCTAATTGGGAGACAAAACTAAATGATTATATCGACTCTTGCAGAGATCGTTCATTTCAATGGGGAAAATTTGACTGCGTTCTTTTTGCTGATGGTGCTTTCGCTTCTCAATACGGCATGAATGTACTTCCTGATTTGGATTATGACGATTTTGAATCATCATGTCAGGTACTGATGAAATTTTGCAAAACAATTAAAATTGAAAAAGCAGTTGATCAATATTTAACTCGTAAAGATATTCGATCTCTGCAACGAGGTGATCTAGCATTGTTCAATCCGAAATTTTCATTTGGAGGTCATAGCGTTGGAGGCTCTCTAGGTGTATGTTGCGGCAGTATGATTTCTGGTGTTGGAATGAACGGGTTAGAATTTATGCCAACGAGTGAAGCAATGATTGGCTGGAGCGTCTAATGCCACAACTTGCCCTTGCCGCAATTCCATTAATTTTCGGTGCAACCTCTTCAGTAGCTATTTTTGCAGCTTCTTTTGTTGGTCAGCTTGTTATTACGGCTGCTGTTGGCTTGGCGGCATCAATGCTTACGCCACAACCAAAAACACCTAAAAGCGGCCTAAGCGGTCGAGATGAAAACTTCCGTGACCCTCTTGCTGATCGCCCAACTGTTTACGGTTCTGTCATGGTTGGTGGGCCTATTATTTATGCCCAGACTACACCGAAAAAAGGCGACTCAAAAAATGAATTTCTTCATATGATTGTACCAGTTGCCGGGCATGAAATAACTGCATTTGATGAAATTTATTTTGATGACGATGAGTTGACTCTTGATGGATCAGGGAATGTTACGGCTCCATCAAAATATGCTGGAAGTGCAAGAATTAAAACACATCTTGGAACAACTTCTCAATCGGCTGATGCAACATTAGTTTCTGAATCTGAAGGAAAATGGACAACTGATCACAAATTGAGTGGAGTTGCATACCTATATGTAAGATTGAAATTTGATCAAGACGCTTTTCCAAATGGTCGTCCAACTATCAAGGCAGTGATTCGAGGAAAGAAAATATATGATCCGAGAACAACAACAACAGCATACTCAAATAATGCTGCGTTGTGCGTTCTTGATTACCTGAGAGATTCAACATTTGGTTTTGGTGCTGAGAATACCGAAATCAATATGGATTCGTTTATTGCAGCAGCGAATATCTGCGATGAAAATGTAACGCTTGCCAATACGGCGACTGAAAATCGTTATGAATTGAATGGTACAGTTCCATCGGCTTCAACTCTAAGACAGGCTCTGCAAGAAATGCTGACGGCCTGTGGAGGCATGGTTTATTATTCTGCTGGGCGATGGAATATAAAGGTGGCGGCTTATTCAACACCCACTGTGACCATTACAGATGATGATCTCAGAGGGCCAATATCGGTTACAACGAGGCATTCACGTCGAGATAATTTTAACACCGTAAAGGGTGTGTTTGTTTCACCAGATGATAAGTGGCAAGCGACAGATTATCCTGCTGTAATCGGGTCTACATTCGTTACAGATGATAACAATATTTCAAGCACTTTTGATCTGACATTACCGTTTACAACATCATCATCAATGGCTCAACGGATAGCCAAGATTGCTTTATATAAACAGCGGCAACAGCAGACGATTGAATTGAAATGCTTATTGTCTGCTTTTAAAATTGAAGTTGGCGACACAATCATGCTGACAAATACTCGATATGGATTCTCGTCAAAACCATTCGAGGTTGTGAATTATTCCTTAGCTGTTGAAGGCAGTTCAGATTCTCCGTCACTTGGTGTTGATCTTATACTTAGAGAGACCAGTTCTGCTGTTTATGACTGGAATGCTGAAGAACGAAAGATCGAACGTGATAACACTAATTTGCCCGATTATTCTGATGTGTCTTCTCCCGGCATTACATTATCTGACGAACTGAGAACCGTGAACCAGGATGTTGTGACTGTCTTAGTTGTTGATCTAGTTTCGACAGATCAGTTTGCATCTGATTTTGAAGTTCAATTTAAGAAGGCAACAGACACTAATTATACATCGGCTGGTCGTTCAACGAGCAATCGGTTTGAAATTTTGAAAGTTGAAGACGGAGTTTCATATAATGTTCAAGCAAGAGTCATTTCATCTTTAGGTGTTCGTTCACCTTATGCAACAGCATCAAGAACTATCATTGGGAAAACTGCTGATCCGTCTGATGTGACGAATTTTAATATCAATATTAATGGTCAGTATGCTTCATTGTCTTGGACTCCAGTAACTGATCTTGATTTGTCTCATTATGTAATTCGGCATTCAACATCAACATCTGGTGCTACATTCTCAAATTCACTTGATATTGTTGATAAAGTATCACGACCAGCATCGACAGCCACTGTTCCTGCTTTGACTGGAACTTACTTCATAAAAGCGGTAGACAAACTTGGTAATTATTCAATCAACGCAGTATCGATATTAGTTCCAGTTGGGGCTGTTGGTGATCTCAATGTTATTTCTACGATCACTGAAAGCCCAACATTTTCAGGAACAAAATCTGACACTGTTGTTGTAGGTTCTGGTTTAAGGATTTCACAAGCATCAACATATTCGCAATCTGGAACGACAGTAACGGTCACTGCAACAGCACATGGAATCCCAGACGGGACTGCAATTTATAGCGACATCCTTAGTGGAACGGCTGTTGATGGCACTTATACAATCACGGTCGTTAATGCTAATTCGTTCACTTACACCGCGGGAACATCGTTAACAACTTCAGGCAATGTAAATATCTCAAAACTTGCGGGAACATACACATTTGCAACAACTCTTGGATCAAGCCTTGATCTAGGTGCTGTATATACATCTCGTTGTTATTTTGCGATTAGTCTTGCAAGAATTGAACATGGGTCGTCATTTGATAGTGCGACAGGATTATTTGATGGTCGTGAAGGTCTATTTGATGGCACGGGTGATTTCAACGATGTTAATGCGTATATGGAAATCAGAACGACAAACACTGATCCGAATGCCTCACCTACTTGGAGTGCTTGGCAAAAATTCATAAATGGCGATTATACGGCAAGAGCATTTCAATTCAGACTTCAAATGACATCAGAAGGTTATAATATTACACCAGAAATCACCTCTTTAGTGGTTGTGGTTGATATGCCTGATCGGGTTCTCTCTGGAAAAGATTTGGTTAGCGGTGCTGCCGCATATACGGTCACATTCAGCCCAGCTTATAAATCTCTGGAAGGCATTGCTATAGTTCCACAGAATATGGCAACAGGCGATTTTTATGCTATAACGTCAAAATCTGCTTCAGGGTTTACGATTACGTTCAAGAATGCGTCATCAACAAATATAAGCAGAACATTTGATTATGTTGCTCGCGGCTATGGGAAGGTAGTGTAATGGCACAACACGATTTTACGATTGATAACCAAGCATTCCCTGCAACGCGATCAGATATTAATTCTGCCTTGCAAGCACTTGCATCTCTGTCATCGGGTGCATCTTCCCCATCGACCACATTTGCTTATCAGCTATGGGTAAATACAACATCCGATCCTAATATTCTTAATATCAGAAACTCAGCAAACAATGCGTGGATTGAGATCGGTGAAGTCAATCAGGCATCAGCAGCTTTTATATTGACCGCATACGCTTATTTGCAAGCAGGTTCTGCCGCAACTCCTTCGCATTCATTTGATGATGATCGTGACACGGGTATGTATCGTGCAGCGGCGAACATCATAGGATTTGCCACAAACGGGACTGAAAGAGTTCGTATAAATGATTCAGGTCAGAGCGAGTTCTCATCAGGCACTGCTGCTCTACCATCAATCAGCACAATAGGTGACGTCAACACGGGTATCTTCTTTCCTGCCGCTGACACTATTGCCTTTGTTGAGGGCGGTGCGGAGGCAATGAGGATTAACTCGTCGGCTCAGGTAGGAATTGGAACGTCAACACCTACTTGTGTATTAGATGTTACAGGCGGTATCCAAACTTCCCGCACAACTGTCACATCTCCGGCAGCAACAGACGGTAATATCTTCAGCGGCACATATACCCCAACACTGACAAACACGACTAACGTAGCATCTAGTACACCAACTGCTAATCAATATATGCGTGTTGGGAATGTAGTGACTGTCAGCGGTCAAGTTGTAATTGATCCGACAACAGCGAACACAAATACGGTATTGGACATGTCATTGCCTATAGCGTCTACATTTGCGTCTTCTCGAAATTGTGCTGGATCAGGGGCATCGATGAGTACTACAATATATGCAAGCAACAGTATTGCGATTATAGGTAATACCTCACTACACAGGGCTGTTTTTAGATTGCAACCTGTAGGTTCTGGCTCGGAAACCTATACGTTCTCCTTTACATATTTGGTGACATAATGATTAAATCAATTACATCTAAAGACAAACTCGTCAATCCATCGTGAGGACGCCATGACCGATAAAAAGATTTCAGAACTAACGGCTCTCACTGGTGCAAACACAGCATCGGATGATTTGTTTTTAATCGTTGATACATCAGCTAACCAAACAAAAAAAATTACAAAGGCTGAATTATTTACCGCACTTTCACCTAGCATTGCAGCAATCACAAGTGGGACAATCAATGGAGCAACTATTGGTGCAACAACGCCATCGTCGGGTGCTTTTACAACATTAAGTGCAACTACACCGCTTGCGGCTGCTTCTGGTGGAACTGGATTGAGTTCGCTTGGTACGGGCGTAGCGACGTTTTTGGGAACGCCAACTTACTCCAATCTATCTACTGCTGTTACAGGTGATACAGTCGTTGGTGCTGCTGCAACACAGACGCTTACAAATAAAACATTAACATCTCCTATTCTAACAGCCCCTGCTTTGGGTACTCCAGCAAGTGGTGTCCTTACTAATGCTACAGGGCTGCCAATAAGTACAGGTGTCAGTGGGCTTGGTACAGGAGTGGCGACATTCCTTGCAACACCGAGTTCTACAAACTTGGCGTCTGCTGTAACAGGTGAAACTGGTACAGGTGCACTAGTATTTGCTACATCACCAACGCTTGTTACTCCGCTGCTTGGAACACCCACAAGCGGTACACTCACCAACGCAACGGGACTGCCAATAAGTACAGGTGTCAGTGGTCTTGGTACGGGCGTGGCAACATTCCTCGCAACGCCTAGTTCAGCTAATTTAGCTGCTGCGGTGACCAATGAAACTGGTACAGGTGCACTAGTATTTGCTACTTCTCCAACACTCGTTACTCCAATTCTCGGAACACCAACAAGCGGTGTTCTTACTAATGCTACGGGATTGCCTATTTCAACAGGTGTCAGTGGTCTTGGTACGGGCGTGGCAACATTCCTTGCAACGCCAACTTACGCTAATTTATCTACTGCTGTAACAGGTGATACAGTAGTTGGTATTGCTGCTACACAGACATTGACAAATAAACGGGTAACTCCCCGAGTTTCGACAAGCACTGCAAATAGTGCAACACCGACTCTGGATACTAATAGTTTCGATATGATGGTTATCACGGGTCAATCAGCAGCTATCACTAGTTTTACAACAACTGGAACGCCTACAAACGGTCAAAAATTGTGGATTTCAATTACTGGGACAGCGGCTGTCGCTCTTACTTTTGGTTCTTCATTCGAGGCTTCTACCGTTGCTCTGCCAACAACAACGGTTACTACCAACAGGCTAGATATTGGTTTTGTGTGGAATGCTACGACTAGCAAGTGGCGGTGCGTGGCTACAGCGTAAAGGATTAAAATGACAATTACAATTTTAGATAATGGCTGGATTTCTGATAGTTTTACGATTGGTGAATCGCCATCATTTACGGATGCTCTTGTCATGCCGCCTGATCAATATAATGCTCTGACCTTTGAGCAGATAGAGGCGATGAAACAAGAGAGATACGACAGTTGGGTTGCCATGGTCATAACTGAATCTACGAGGATCATAGATGGCTAGATATTGGGTTGGCGGGTCGGGTACTTGGAACACATCAAGCACAACTAATTGGTCTGCTTCATCTGGCGGCGGTAGTGGTGCTTCTGTTCCAACTGCGTCTGATAGCGTTATTTTTGACTCAGCAACAACTTATACGGTGACTGTTTCTGGCAACGTCTCTTGTCTCAGTTTTACAGTTTCTGATGGATTAGTTGCATTTACAGGTGCAAGCCAATCAATAAATATTTCCGGGAGTATGACACTTGCCTCTGGGAAGGTTAGTTCTTGGCACCCTGATTTGGGGGTGTATTTTATTTCTACAGGTGGATCAAGAACAATCACAACTAATAATTTTGCTATAGGTGCTACAACCTTTGATGGTGTAGGTGGAAGTTGGACACTCGGTAGTGCATTTTCAATTAATAACGGAGCCATTGATTTAAATAACGGAACATTTAGCACAAGTGCATCAAATTTTTCTGTCACTTGTGCAATTTTTCGTGGAAGCGGAACTACCGCTAGAACATTAAACTTAAATGCTTCTACATTTACGATTTCATCAAATTGGACTTGCACAACATCAACTAATTTAACTGTGTCAGGTTCCGGTGCTACTGTTACAATGACGAGTGCTTTTGACAAAACTTTTGCTGGTGGAAGTGCTAATTGGGGTGCAATTACATTAAATCAAGGCGGTGCAGGACGACTAACAATTTCTGGTTCCAACACATTTGCGAATATCTCAAATTCCTACAATGCAACAGGTGCAACATCAATACGTTTTACTTCTGGAACAACGCAAACTGTTACAAGTTTTACGGCAGAAGGAACTTCAGGAAACATACTAACTATTGACAGCACAACACCAGCGACAGCTGCGACGTTATCTAAGGCATCTGGAACAGTCTCGGTTAGTTTTCTCTCGATTCAAGATAGCACTGCTACAGGTGGGGCTACATGGAATGCCTTAAACAGTACAAATGTTAGCGGAAACACAGGGTGGGTTATTACTGCTCCTCCTGCTCCCACTACCAGTCCAAATTTCTTTTTGGTAATGTAATCATATTCAATCTTTTGACGATCTTCTTTTCGGTGTAGAAGTACATCAGAAAGAGGGTCTCCACAATGTCAGATGATTTGAACCAGCAGATCGGTCGCTTGGAAGCCAATGTTGAGCGGCTTCATGCCGATATGGCTGAGTTGAAAGCTGACATAAAATCAATATCAAACTCCGTTAATCGATGGAAAGGTGCTGGAGCAGTACTGGTAATCGTCGGTATGCTCCTCGGATATATCGTTGATATGGTCTACAGATTGTTTGATAGATAAATGCTTGATCCATTCACCTTAATTGCCGGGGCGACTGCCTTATATAACGGCATCAAAGGTGCGGTTGATTCGGGCCATGAGATGATGGATGTTGCCGAAAAAGTCGGATCGCTATTTGGTCGTATTGCCCAGATAACTCAACTCACCAGCGGCAAAAGGCATAAACGGCTTTTTCAGAGCCAAGCTGAGTTTGAGGCAGAGGCAATCAAACTTTACACTTTGAAAGCTAAGGCTCAACAGCTTCAATTAGACACTCGGAATTTATTTGTAGGTGCGTACGGAATCGCAGCGTGGACGAGCATTCAAAAAGAAGTAACAGAAATGAGGAAAGAAGCGGCTCGTCAGGCTGCTATTGCCATGAAAGAGGCTGAAGAAAACAGGAAAGACATCATCATGGGTGCTTGGATGATTCTCGCGGTGCTTGTGTTCGCCGGCGGCTTATTTATCACGATTGTGTTGTTTGCATGAGATATATAGCCATCATATTGCTAATCGGGCTGACGGCTTGCGAGGACAGGTATCGCTATCCATGCCAAGACCCTGCGAACTGGGAGGCTCCTGAATGCAATCCACCTATCTGCACCGCATCTGGAACTTGTTCAGCCGATACGCTCAAAAGAAACCCATGCGGAGCCGTCGCAAGATGAGAATCAAAGAAGATGAACTCCACGCTTTGCTACAGTTTATCATCGGCATCAGCCTATGCCTGACACTGACAGGGACTGTTTTCGCCGTGCTGTACAGCTTGATCTTTGTGGTGCAGCCCATCGACGGACAGGCTCCAAACGACCAAGAGTTTTTCAAACTGATCG